TAGTCGGCAGCAACTCCACTTTTTCTTGGTGGGCTGCTTTGATTGGCAATAAAACATCTTATTTCCCTTCCAAGTGGTTCGTGAATAATAGTGAAGCTACTGACATTTATCATGATAAAATTATAAAACACGATGTTTAATTAATAAAATATGAAAGTATTAGTAATATGCCCAACTTACGGTAGACTACCTTTATTAGGTAGAGTTTTAGCAAGTTTCTTAGATCAAGATCACACCGATAAAGAGTTGATTTTTATTAACGATGATAAAAATGTACAGTTAACATGTGATATTGAAAATGTTCATGTATTAAATCTAACAAAAAAAATAACATTAGGTAGTAAGCGTAATATAGGTGTTTCGTTTGGTCATTACGATTTATATATGCATTATGATGATGATGATATTTTTCTACCTAGTCGTATATCAAATCACGTAAAATTTCACATTAGTCACCCTGATGCATTTTTTTACTGGAACACAGCAGCATATTATGTAACGCAAGACAAGTTCTATGTTTCTGGTTGTTCGAGTAGCGCTGGTTCTCTCAAGCGAGAAGGTTGGGCTAGATGTGGTGGTTATGCTGATATAACAAAAGGTGAAGATGTAGACTTTTACAATAGAATTGATAATAAGTTTAATCAAAAAGATGAAAACAATATAGATTATGTGTACAACTGGGGAGGGATAAACTACCATGCTACGTATAGTACAGAGCATGATATGACTAATGAAGCTGTAAAATGTAATAAAGAATATAGTGTTGATTCATGTTACGAAATAATACCTAAGTGGTCAGAGTATTGTAAGTTTGTAGAATTAAGTACAATGTATAAAAATACACAAAAACCAATTAATATAATACATAAAGAATTGGGTGTTATTGATTATTTAAAATAGTGGTATAAATATGCATGTGAAGATTGCTATATGGACAGATAATGATTTAGATGGAGCATGCTCTGCTCTAGCACTTAGACACGTCTATAAAAATAAAGCTGAAGAAATCTATATTAGAGAGGTAAGTGATTACGAGTTAATCGGTTATTTTAAAGCGTGGATTGACGCTAATTACGATCAATATGATTTAATTTTCATTACTGATTTATTTGTACCTGATAAGCTAATACCTCACGTGGATAAAAAGAAGGTTGTTGTTATTGATCATCATTCTTCTCATCTAGAAGTAAAAGATAGGTACAAGATAGCTTCTGTATGCATTAAGACATATCCATCGTGTGTTAAATTAATACAAGAACGTTTTAGTAAAGTTTTATCAAACATTAGTCTCGAATTACAGGCACTATTTGATATAGTAAACGACTACGATTCTTACCAACTAAATTTTAGCGAAACGCTAAAGTTAAATGCTGTGTATCATAACTTTAACAAACCTAAGGTTGATAAGTTTATTAGTAGATACGAAGAAGGATTTGTACCTTTCAACATACAAGAGCAAAATGCCATTAAGCTATACTTTAATAAGCTGAAAGATCAGCTTGAACGAGCGGAATATTACTCAGGCACACTCAAGGGTTATAAAGTAATTAGCTGTACTGCGGACTTCGGTATTAATGAAGTTGCTCATCAAGCTTTAAAGAAATTCAAAGCTGATATTGTATTTATAGTGATGTTAAACACACAAACCATTTCTATAAGAAAAAATAAAGATACTTGTGACATTAACTTAGCTAAGTTAGCAGAGTTATTGTGTGATGGTGGAGGTCATCAATATGCCGCTGGCGGCAAAATCACAGATAAATTTTTAAACTTTACAAAAACTCTCACATATGTACATTAACGTCTGCGTAAGCCCTGCACAAAGCATTATAGATAGAGAAAGTGAACATATCTTACTTTCATTTTGTTCATACTGCACTTTACTAAAAGGTAAAAAGTTATCCTTTCAAAATGTGTTTATATTAACATTAGAAGACGCAAAACTAAAAGAATTACTAAAAAGCCTTTCAGGAGTTGATTCTGATCAAGATATCGTTAAAATGTTTTTAGACTACGATCCTACGATAACAAAGAGTAAGTACGTCACAAAGTACATTAACAGACGACGTTTATGTCATTGACAGCAACTGAAAAACAAATATACAATACTTTTATTGCAACTGGACGTCAAGCTCAAAATAAACCGTTCACTTTCAGAAAAGATTTCTCTAAGTTTGATGATACTTCTTATATTCTTATTAAGAAATTATATGCATTTTTTAATAAGTATCCGCATATAAAAATGAACGATTATTTTATAGCACCATATAAGTATTACGGTGCTGATGAATATTTTGATCTTCAGTATTACACTACAGTAAAAGCCATTAAATGCTTCTCTCTATACCAGAGACAAAAAGAAACGCAGGATCCAGATAATGATACTACTATAAATGAGTGTAAATCGGCTTGCGCTTTTATCTATAATTTCTGCGCAGATAACAATCTAACACTTGAAGAATATAAGACTTATACAACAGGCTCGGTGCCCGAACTATTACAACATCTGAAAGATCATAGAATTAATTTTTATACAATCCATGGTCTAAATTGCGATCAAAATATAAATAGAGTGGAGGTTGATATACTCAACTTCATCATTAAAGATTTTACAGATATACTAAATACTACAAGAATAAATTTTCAAAAATCATCTAAATTAAAACATGTGATTCGAAAAGCTTTTACAATAATTGAAAATAAATTATTGCAAAATAAAAAACAACAAATACAATAAAATAAACAATAAACTAAAATAATATGAGCCAATACAATATGTCGATGTTTCAATCCATTAAGGATGCACTAAACAAGAATGAAGCTGCAGGTAATAGTACCTACACTGAAGTTCTTAAGACAACCCCAGGTAATACTTATACAGTAAGGCTGTTACCGCTACCATCCGATCCAAAGAATACTTTCTTTGAATACTTCAATCATGGCTGGGTTTCGTTTGCAACTGGTCAATACGTTCAAGCGCTTTCACCTATGACATTCGGTGAGAGAGATCCAATTGCAGAAGAAAGATTCAAGATTCTTCGTACTGGTAGTGAAGATGAAAAGGAAAAGGTTAAGGCTATCAAACGTGTCAACAAGTTTCTTGTTAACGTGTACGTTATTGATGATCCAAGTAATCCTGAAAATAATGGTAAGGTGAAAATCCTCCGTTATGGTAAGCAGCTTCAGAAGATCATCCTTGAAGCTATTGAGGGTGAAGATGCTGAGGAATTCGGTTCACGTATCTTTGATCTGGGTCCAGATGGTGTCAACTTCAAGATTAAGTGTGAAAATCAAGGTGAGTTTCCTACATATGTTTCATCTCGCTTTACTGCTTCAGGCAAGCTTAAGTTTTCTGAAGCGGAACAGAATGAAATCTATGGTAAGGCATTCGATCTTACTAAGGTTTATAGCTTGAAGTCTTATGACGATCTTAAGAAGATGTTCGATGAGCATTATCTATGTAAGACCGGAAGTGACCAAGCAGTCGCAGATGCACCAGCTATCAAGACTGAGTCAGCCCCGTGGCAACCCGCTGCAACTAATACTATATCACCCGTTTCGGTAGATGAAACTTCTATCGATGATGATATTGATGAACTACTAAAGGACCTGTAAGATGCAAATGACCGAACAAGAAAAATCTGCGTTGTTGCAGTTCTTAGGCACTACACACGCTCAAGCAAAGCAAACTGACCAGATGATTGTTGGTCAGTCTCAATTCTTACAGCCTGTTAGTAATAATATTCAACAACATTTTGCGCAGGCGATGCAAATGCCAACTGTACCGAATGCGCAGGATAATACTCAATATCACCCACCCGCGACGGTTGAACCGTCTCAAGCTGAAACACAGTTGGAACTCGTATTTAGAGAGCCACCTGCATATCAGCCAATTGGGTCATTCTTAGGTAACGAAGAAATATTAGAACAATTGAAGGAAATTAATTTGAATTTAACTAAGATAGCAGTTATACTTAAAGAAAGTAATGTCAAATCAAAAGCTAAAAATACAATCAAGGATTGACTGGTTGAGGTTTTTAGACGCTATTTCAAAAATAAATAATTCAGCTATAGTGAGCGTATCAGACAATGGTACGCTCACTTCGTTGGTAGCGTCTCCGGATCAAAATCTTATTCTGTACGGTGAAATTAATAATGTGTATAGCACTATAAATGCTACACTTAATATACCGGACATTAACAAGTTAATGAGAGTAGTTGATAATATCAATACAGAAAGTATTGAGTTTACTCTTAATAACAACAGCATTGAATACAAGGGCTCAGGTGTTAAGTTTAAGTATCATCTTTTCGATGATGGATATCTTAGCAAGCCGTCAATTAATGTAAACAAGGTAATGGAGCTTAAGTGTGATGTAAATTTCAAGTTCACAAAGCAAGTATTGACAAGCATTATCAAAGGTAGCTCGTTTGCTACAGATACAAGCAAAGTCTATTTATTTACAGATGGGACTGATTTGAGAGCTGAGCTAACAGATAGATCAAAGCACAATACTGATATGTACTCTTTAACATTGGGTACAGTTGATTTTGAGTTAGATCCTGTTATTCTTAATTTAGATAACGTGAGACTATTGCATTGTATTGATGATGTTATTCATTTCGGTATCAATACAAATGTAGGTGTTAATATCGTTGATATTTGCAATAGCAGCACTAAATTAAAATATATAATAACTACACTAACACAATGATAAAGAATAAAATAACTACATTATCGTATTTTGTAAAGAGATTGAAGGATTGTGGATTTACTACATGGAAGATGTATGACAAGTACGCTGAATCTGATCCACGTAAATGGACTATCTTAGTAGATCCAGGCAATACTTCTATTTACATTACTTGCTACGAAAACAGAGATTATAAGAGCGAAAAGATGTTTGAGTTCAATGATGGATCTCGTTTATTCCCTCGCAACTTTTCTATCAAAACTTCATCTATGGAAGTTATTGTAACGGCGTTAATTGAGAAGGGTGTCCCACAAATACAACCTGAAGTGTAATTATGTTTAAGATTGGATTGGTGCACGGCGATAGCTACGCCGTGCACACAGGTACATATGCTGGTGAGATCTTAATATATTTAAAGACTCATAAGGACGTGTATCAGTTTCTCTCTATTCCAAAAATGGAAAATAGAGAAGTCTCTAAGTTAGTATTTGAGAACGCAAGGAACAAGGGTATAATTAAATTTGTTGAGCGAGTACCACAATATGTCGTAAGCACCGCTGTAGATCAATACAAAGTAAATGAAAAATCTAATCCTAGACGCGAACAATTTGATCCATCGAACTCACTGGACAGCTAAAAATGCTGCAGGCGATGACTTAGAAAAACTGAATAGCTTTCATGTTTACTTCACTCTTAACGCAATTAAAAGTTATGTTGATATGTTTAAGCCAGATAGAATATATGCGTGTTGGGATGAAAAGCCTAATTACCATATAAACGAACGCAAATCTATCTACAGTGATTATAAGGGTAATCGTTCAGGTGACACTACACCTCATCAGAACAATTCCCTTATTAAAGAGTTTCTGGTGCATCTCGGTATACCTTCTATTTATCCTGAAAAGTTAGAAGCTGATGATTGTGTGTCATATCTATGCGATACACTAGAGGGTAAGAGTGTTATTGTATCTGTAGATAAAGACTTTTTACAGCTTGTTAATGAGAGCGTAACTCTATATAGTCCTATCTCTAAAGTATATTGTACACTTGATAACTTTGAGGGAGTAGCAAAATGCTCTAAAGAAGAATTTGTACTCATTAAGTGCCTACAAGGAGATAAGTCTGATAACGTTCCAGGTATCCCTAGATTCGGTAAAAATAAAGTCCAAGCATTTTTAGAAAATAAAATACTCTTAACAGAAGAGCAGCTTGAAATATATACACGAAATTATGAGCTCTTTAGACTTAATAGATATAAAGATGAAAATTGTGAATCTGAACGTACATGGCTCGACAAGCAGCTTAGTGATGTCAGCTCGTTGCTCCCCAATTACAATACTTTCATTCAGCTATGTATAGATCATAAGCTGAATAATATTCTAAGTAAGAAAGATAACTGGTATAACTTGTTTTTCGTAAAACATAAGCTAAGATTACTTTTTGAATGATCTCACTACCGGTAGACTACATCGTATCAAAGTTCTTCCAGTATACACACCAACCAAAGCACAACAAGTATAATAATACATATCAAGGTGGTTGTTGTATATGTAGGGAAGGTAAATCTTTAGGTAAGAAAAGAAGGTGTTTCTATATACCTGCAAAGGATATTATTTTTTGTCACAATTGCGGTTGGTCTAGCAAACCGTTCAAGTGGATAAAGGAGATATCAAGGTGTGAGAACATCGATATTATCGAAGAAGTAAAGGATTATGGTTATGAAGAAATCACCTTTACGGATAAGGAAGAAGTACCGAAGTTAGTACAGTCTAGTACTTTGCCGAAAGACAGTATTAATCTGTCTGATAGTATACAGCTAAACTTCTATAAAGGTAATGAGGTAGTACAGAAGTGTCTTGAGTTAATTAAGAAACGACGACTAGATACAGCTGTTAATAGACCATCAAGTCTATATATCTCTCTTGCAGATTTTAATCATAAAAACAGACTTGTAATACCATTCGTAGATGAAAAAGACAATATAGCGTTCTACCAGACACGTGGTTTCCTAGAAAAGGATTTAAAGACAAGGCCAAAGTATATATCTAAGATTAACGCTGAGAAGACCCTATTCAACATTAATCAAGTTAGTTCTGATTACGATACTGTCTATGTATTTGAAGGTCCAGTAAACGCATTCTTTACGAAAAATAGTGTTGCTGTCGCAGGTATTACTGACAAAGGTAAAAACACATTTACCTTAAAGCAACAGCAGCAAATTGATAATACACTAAAATGGTATAACAAAATTTGGGTTTTAGATAGCCAGTGGATTGACAATACATCACTCGTTAAGTCAGAAATTTTACTCAAGGATGGTCATAGTGTATTCATATGGCCAGAAAAGTTTGGTAGACAATTTAAAGACTTTAACGACATTTGTATGAAGTGTAAGATCGATGAAATATCTCACGACTTTATAAAAAAGCATACGTATAATGGTATAGAAGGTGTTTTGAGATTAGCTAATATAAAGCGACTTATACATACTTGAGTGAAGCATCACCGGCTTGAGATAAGTACCCTTTAAATGTCTCAGTAAGAGCAGCAAGCTCAGTAGCAACACGAGCAATCTTTCTTTGCTCAGAGCTTCTCATTTTATCCAAGATTGTATCAGGTTCAGCGGAAGCAAGAGCTGTTTGAATTGAGTTTTCTGTACCATTTAACATATCACGAAATTGCTCCATCTCAGAGATCCAACCCTTTATTTGCTGAACCATTTGATTATTTCGATCAGTAATAGCTTGAGATACAGCAGTATTTGCGGAGTCTGCTGGAGGAGCAGTATTTACATTAAAGTCATCAGGGTTAGTATCCTGATCTAATGTAGATAGCATAGCTTCTCTATCTGCATCTTGTTCGTGTAAGACGTGAAAGAATCTCTTCTCAAATTTTGTCATACAATTATTTAGTCTAGCAATAAATAATTATAATGGATTCTCCATACAAAACTACTTTTACTACATCGAGTCCAAAGCTTAACATGGATGTAGGTACTCAAATAGACCGCTATAAAGAAGAAGAAGCAAAGCAAAAGGCTCCATTAATACAGCCTTTTACATTAGATAGCTCAATGGAACTTTTAAGCGATATCTATGAAAAACTTTTAGATATGCGTAAAGCTGTTGAAAAAACAGCAATGCAACCTAAAGCAAACAAACAAGCATTAGCAGCAATCAACAGCATAATCGAGAATATCGGTAAAGAGATTTTAATGGATATCCCAGAACAGCTTGATAAATTGAATCTATAGCATACAATTGAGTATGCTTAAATTAATAACAGTCTCTCTCGCAATTGTACTTGCTATAAGCGCAGGTGTTGGTTTCGTTTTAGCGAACTTTATAGGCTTCTGGCAAGGGTTTATTGCTACAATTATTGTACAGTTTATTGCATCTTACGGTATTGCGTTCTTTAGAACTCCTAAAACCGAACAAGTTGAGAGTAACGAAGCTCAACAACTACTTGATCTACAGACCGTTGAGATTGCATGTCCATGTACTCATATTGTTTCGAAGTCTCCTGTATTCTTTGGTATTAACAACGAGTTTGTGTGTACTAAATGCAGTAGTAAGTTTAGAGTTGATTTGTCGTATGAGTCTGTGTTAGTAACAGAGCCGCTTAACATTGAAAATGCTTACAACTTTCTTAAATCAAAGGAACAGTAATATAATAGTGTATAGTGAAGAACATACAATTTAAACTAAAGAATAATAAAGTGCATGAAATGACCTTGCAAGAAGTCACCCGTTGGGCCTGCTTGATTGAAGGGATTGAAGAAGTATCAAAACAATCATGTATTCTTGGTATAAGTCCAGATAATGATAACTGGATTCAGCCACTAGCATTTAAGAAATATATCGACGAGCGGTATCATTCAATGCTTCACGATCTTACAGTTGAGCAAAAATTAGGAAGACTTTAAGACCTACAATTACACTTCGTTTTAGGTGTATCAAAAATCTCAACTACCTCGTCTTTTTCAAAAATCTGAACTACCTCATCTTTTATATACTCTCGTGTATCTTCAGGTATTACAGTTAGAAAAGCATCTTCAATTGCGTCTGTATCTAGTCCGATCTCAAGAGCACCAATTATATAGTTGCGATACCGATCATTATAGGTATTTGTATAAGGTATACCATTAGGTCTTCCAAATCGGTGACACCAACCTAAAAACGGTAAGCATTTAACCTCTCTGTTATTTCTACGGTATTTCTCGTGTATATAACCTTCTTCACCACCAAAGCCACGGAAGTTAGGATTAAAGCCTAGCCAATCAGCTTTTCTACAAGTAAACAGACCACAGCCTTGAGCAGGTATATCAAATGGTTCATTATCTCTATCAAAGCCTCTTGAATCTGTTCCCCACTGACCCCACATATGACTACTCCATGTTAAATTAAAATGAGTACTGATATCTTCTAAATTGTCGTATAATAAAGGACCATGATATAACCCACGTGCAGCATTTTTATCATAAAACTCTATTAATTTTTTAATGCTACCAGCTTCAAGCAATACATGACAATCAATACATAAAACATATGGTGTATTAGCTTTCTCAAATACAATATTTTTTATCGTTGTCGATGTATAATCGGTAAATGGTATATATTGATATGGTTCTTGTATGCTTGTTGTAAAGTGTTTCAGACTCTCACCATGCTTACTCAAGGGGTTATTATCAACAATAATAAATTCGATATCATCCAAAACTTCACTATGATACATTCTAATAGATTGTATAGTGAAATACACTCCATCAAAATCATCGTAGGTACACATACCTATAGTGAGTTTTCTCATATACGTATTTACTATGTACTTTAATTAAGTCAAAGGTAAAGATGTAATCGTCTCAACTGCAGTGTTGTTTCTTACACCATCTGTATGAAAATTATATACAAACGCAGAAGCAGTGCTGGTGTTTGTTGTTGAAATAGGTGTACAGAAAGAAAATCCTACATATACATTATTTAAGTTAGATGGGTTGCTGATAGAAGCGCTAAATGGTACAGATGCTAACGTAGTGAAATTAGGATCTGTACTCTTTCTATAATCGATTACAAGTAACTGTTGAGGGTTGCTAAATCTACATCTCACTACTTGCTGAGTATTATAGAAGCTAAAATTAGTACCAGATAAGCTTTGATTGTATATTACTTGATTACTACTGTTTCTAACAACAAGTGAGTAAACTTTTATTCGATCTAGTGAGACGCCTGGTCTAATATCAGAAGATAGAGCAAATAAACCTGTAGTATCAAATGCTACAGATGCTATGTTATAAGGAATGTTGGATCCTATGTACTGGCCAGATAGCGCAGAAAGTGGTGACGTGCTTAGTGTAGTTAAATATGTACAAAATCCGTATTGAGCGGAAACACTAGATACTAAACACGAATATGACCACGTTATATCATAATTAGAATTATACGCAGTGTTATTCTTGAAAGAAAAACACTTTGCAGTAATTGGTAGTAGTATGTCAGCTGGGTAAGGCATGTTGTTGAAAGCAGATTGTTATTGTATTTAACACTTTAAAGTATTTAGAGAAGACTATGTTATATTCCATCTTTGCCATTTCTTTTTTAACTACTCTAAGATATTCAGGTTCAATGTTGACGATAATACTATGTCGTGTGCGATCACATATGACATTATCAGAAAACTCTTCACAAAAAGCCTTAGCTTTTTCGCTGATCTTCATACATATATTTAATGTTATAAGTGTTAATACACAGTAACACTAAATCTAGTATCGTTACTAACGTAGCCGGATGTTACTACAGGTCCTTGTGGTTGACCATAAGCACCAATTGGTATTGTGTAAAAGAATACAAGTATTTGACTTGTTGGAACGCCAGGTGGTCCAATTGCTTTATAATATGGCTTAATTGTCGGATCTTCACCATATTTGTAGTAGTTGTTAGTCCAAGAGTGAGCTGCATTTTTAGCAACGACATCAATTACAACTGTTGTTGGATCAAATGTATCAGTAGTTGTAATTAAGTACCCAGAAGCTCCACGGTAATCTAAGTTAGAATCAGTCTGTCTTGGTGTAAACCCAAATAATGTATTACTAACTTGAGTACTTACATAACTAAAGTTTACAGCTGATACACTTGCAACACTAGCCTTTCTCGTAACGGTACCTGCTTGTGTAAATGTAGCATGTGCCTTTGGTACAAATAATCCACCTATCTGCACATTACCACTTGAAATTGCATTGAATGTCGTGGCTGATAAACCGTTAACTGTAGCAGTTAAACCTTGACCTACTGTAATATTAGTTGAAGGTATTGTTATAGTAGATGAAGGTAATAAAGCAGTTAAACCTGGGCCTACTGTAACAGTAGATGAAAGTATTGTAATAGTAGATGAACCAGAAGCAGCTGGCATGAATGAATTAAAACTTGCCCAACTCAAATTACCTGAACTATCTGTAGTTAAAACTGTATTAGAAGATAATGCACTAGACGGAAACTTGTAATTTATTGTGTTAATATTCAGAGCACTCGGCAATGTGACATAAGTGCTTATGTTAGGTATGATTTTATCTATAGCTATAGTAGAAGATAATGTTACCTTGCCGGTATCTAGAGTTAAAGAATTACCTAGAGCATTAGAAGAAATGTTATAAGCTGAAATAGCACAAACACTAACTGTATTAGTTGAGGATACTTTTATTGTATTATTAGCAGCTGCATACACACCACCAATTTGTTCCCAGCTAGATAAATTTGAATATGTACTGTTTTGTAAGCGATATAATATTTTATTATCAGTATCGTATGCTAAATCACCTACAGCCGGATTTGTCAGGCCAGTGGTAACATCAGATACTGAACCCTTAAATACATTACCTACTAAGATACCACCAGCAGTAAGACCATCACCAACATATAGTCGCTTTGTATCTGTTGTATAACCAATTTCTGCTGAATCTAATACAACAGTTTTTCTATCACTATCAGAACCACTACGTACTAATAGCTTAAGTAAAGTATTTTCTAAAATTTCGATTGATTTACCCATAAAGATTAAAATGTAAACACAGGTATTGCAAATCTACCTGGAATGTGGTTAGAGTTGTTTCTTGCGCTAAGACCGGTATCATTACTATTACCTTCAAATACAATGAATCCTGCTGATGATAGCACAGGGTATGTTGTATTTCCAGTGCTATCTGATGATATTGCTGTAAATGTAGTTCTACCATAACTAGGAGTGTATCCAGCTTTTACCTGATCTGGTGATCCATTGTAAATACTACCAGACAGGTTACAAGAAAGTAGGTCGTAAATTGACGATACAATCGATCTAACGAAACCATTTTGAACAATAGGTGCAGCTAACTCACTAGCAACAAGAGTACTACTCACTGACGGTGAAGTAGCTCCACTGGAGAACGTTACAATACCACTTGAAAGAGCGAGATAATTTGGATCGACACCTCGTACCAGTGTACTAACTGCGTTATTAAAGGGGTTAACTTCAAAACCGCAAAGTAAGCTACTATAAGAAATAGCGGAAATAGGTGTACCAATTACTGTTAGTTGATTTGAGCTATTATATCCTATACTAACACCATCAACATATGCGCTAAGAGCTACGCCATTACCACCTCGTAAACCTCTCGAAACAACTGAAGGGTCGATATGTATAGGCTTAATAGCGCTAGCTGCTAGAGCAAATGACGTTCCAGATATTCCAAATTGTGTTGTATTATAATTAATAACAAAACGACCTGTACCATCAAAAGCAACGCTTGAGCTAGATAATTGAGCTTGATTTAAGTAGGCACTATTAATAGAGCTTAATGCAACAGAGAGTTGATTATCGACATCATAAGATATAGTACCAGTATCAACTTGAGAGCCTATAAACTGCCATAAACCAGAGCTATTGTATTGATATAACAAGTTACCTGCGTACACAATATCACCTATTTCAGGTTGTAGTGTAGATAGGCCTGTATAACTATTAAGTATACCATGAATTTTAGGAGCAGCAGGTACACCACCAGATAATGTTCCAGTTCCAACATATAGACGTTGTGTATCTATAGTGTACCCTAACTCACCCTCATCTAAAATAACGAGACGACGTTGGCTGTTTGTGCCACGGCGTACTTTTAGTTTTATTACTTGTATATCTGCCATTGTATTAATATGTTACAGGATTACCCCAACCACTAAGTGTGTAAGTAAATACATTAACAGCTAAATCTACTAATGTACTATTACTTGTTATTTTTTGAAGTATGTTTAATTTATCACCAACTTGTGGAGAATTCCAGCTTACAACACTAAGTAATTGCTCTCTACTGGGACCTGCTTGAGTTGATATTCTAGTTGGGTAAAAAAATGTTTTATTATCAAGTGAACTAACAATCTGAGATACTTGATTATTAGTTACTGTAATAACAGGTGCACTGTATGTACCGTCAGTAAGTACTGTTGCGTTTATGCTTGACAGTACAGATGATATTGATCTTATAGAAAGTTGAGATACACCATCTGATACAACAACACCCTGTACTGATCCGATACTCTGAGGGTAAGATATGTTGTTAATATCTAGATTTGATATACTTGCACTTGTTGTTGACAGTTGTAAAGTAGTCTTATTACCTATCCCATCAAAAACAGGCACTAAACCTACAGATAGAGAAGCTGAACTCAAGTGTAAGAACGATGAGTATACATCTGCTATATTCTGTCCTGTCAAATTTGCTGGCATAAAATTATTTATACTTGAGAGTTAGTATTAACAGCAAGTTTTTGTTGAATACTGAATAACTCATTGATTATTCGATTTAATGTGCCTACATTTATATACTCATTTTCGTACATATATAAATCACTTACACCAACACTATCAATAGTTGCTGGTTTTGTTCCAGTTACAGCGCCTGTATTATAATTATACATCTTAGAACTGTTTGAATATAGTGACAATACATCACTTAGTATATTTTTTGTAATATTATTAATATTTAAACCAATACTGTTATCAAATAAGTCAATACTTACATAGTTTTTCGGTAATGTTGTAGGTGGTATGCTTAGAAATGTAGAATTATTAACAATAGTAAAGCTATCATTTAAAAATAACGCTGCATTTAATGTATTACTACAAGAAAATTGAATATCGTATATAATGTTATTGTTGCTAGGTGTATCCATCTGCAGCAAAATAATATCAGCGGCATTAATATTTACATATTGTTCATTAATTATGTTATTGTATTGCAATATACCAAGTGAGCTACTGTTTGAAAATTGTAATATAGGATATTCACTTGAAGTTAATGTTCTAAATTCTACAATATCAATTGTACCATCTGATTTATACCTTCTACTTATTAGAATATTTGAATCAAATTGTGCAAACTCAAATGTATCAGTTAAGTTTGCATTTTTTAATTCAGAAGAGTAAATAGAATCTGTATTTGTTAATAATGTAGAAATGTCATACACTTTAATATAGGTTACATTTTTAATACTACCAATAACAGCTAAAATATCGTCTTCAAAACGTTGAACAATTCTATTTATAGAATTAAATCCTAGATCTGATGCGTTGTACGTTATAATAGATTCTTGTGAATTTACATACGACAATTCTAATACTAATTTACCTTGCTCTTGTACAAGAGCTGATCTATAGGTCGGACCGTACACAGAATTATGTCTATCTGTAAGGGTTCGTATTAAAGATATATAGAAACTATCACTTAGTGATAGGTATGATCCGTTCTCACCATATGAGACATTATAAACATAACACTTATCAAATGTTGTATGAAATAGTGAGTTATTATAGCGGTTATACTTAAAGAACTTATTATCAAAAAGAGGTGCTTGAAGTCCGTCAACTATGTTTGATGATAAGTTTGAGTTTATAGTACCAGACATTTGCTGATTACCATTAAAGTAATAATATTTACCAGCTGATGTTGTTAGAAAAAGTGTGTTAGAGTTTTGAGATGTACCTCTAACTGTATAATACTGCGTGTTGCTAGCTGATACGCGTATCTTAGGTAGTAACTTACCAGTAAATGTATCAGAATTACTAGTTAAGCATGTTGTATATGTTAATTTGTCTTGTGTTTTAGTAAGAGTATTGAATATACTAGGGTTATATGTTACTTGACTTGCATAAATTTTTAGGTTATTTAAATTTAATGTGTCAAATACATCACGCAACGTATTACTCGTTAAAACATCACGTTGCGATATACTATTCTTATAGATAGGTACATTAGAGCTATAGTATGGACCTATATCTATTTTATTTTCAATTACTTGTGCAAAGAATGTACTAGTTGCAGATAGTAAAACAGATTGAGAATCAAAGACACTACCTGTATAAACGTTATTGCCCATAACATTCACCACTCCTGTGTATGGAGTACCGTCCTGCAGAGTAAATATACCTGCATCTATATACTTAAAGTATCTTATCATGTGATAATATTAATTTGGTTGATGTTAGAGTTAATAGGTGCAAGATCAGATATACTCGCATTTATTACATCTTTTATTTGCGTGAGCATCACTTCATCAGTAATACCTAAGTTAGATATATTTAAGTTGAGAGAGTTAGACTTACTCTTCTGATTTGATGTAAATGAGTTAAGCTGAGTTATGTTATCTGTAGCATTTCTCATTCCGCATGGTAGTGTGATAGCAAAATCTTCCGCAAAGTTGAAGGAATCTTTGATAGATAGTATAATAACATCATCAGGTGGCAACGGTGATACAGATAAAAATACATTATCGAGATAACTCACATAATCTGCTAGTTTATTACCGTTGGCATAGAAATCACCATATAGTAATTTGTAGTACTGAGGGTAGAAGTATTGTATATTCGCTGTTTCACCATTAATGAAGAACTGAATTACACCTCTAGTTGAATCAACATTGAGAATTATATTGTTATCTATATTCTGAACAAGTTTAAATGAGTTAGCAATAACTTTATAGCTGTTAGAAGACTGATCGTATAGAGATATCTCTAAGTTTACAGTTGTATTATTGTAACTTATTGAAACATAACCTTCAATACCGCTAAACTTCGATGAGATTGTCTTATAATTTTCGGAAAGTTGTGTAATTAGAGTACATTTTAACGTAAACCCACCATTACTATTGATAGTAGTATAGTAATTTTCTAAATTCTGACCATATATGTTTAAGTGATCGAAAGAAACCTTATCTATATCGAAACGTTCGTAAATATAACGGGTGTTTGGCTTAAACGCCATATCACTTTTCTTATCAAACACTTGTTCTACAGATATCGAACTACTCAAGCTTGCGTTTGAAACTATAAGTTGCTCAAGATAAGTGTTGTATGTAGTATTATACGCTGCTGTAGTAGAAAGAGCTTGTCTTTTTGTAACAAGGTTGGGGTAATAGTATCTATCTACCCATACACTGCTGTTAGTGAAGGGACTACCAGATAACCAAGTGCATAGATACACCTTCTCACTACCGTCGCCTTGCTTATCAGCATAGTATACTTTATCTGAATATACAGGTGTGTTAAATGGAAATGAGCCAGCTTCTTTAAACTTTGTATCGTTAATGTTTATTTGTGTAAACGGAGACATTACCGCATCAGTCGTAAATTCATTTAAACCTGGTACTATCCTTATGCTTCTGTTATATGTAACGTAATTTAACTCAAGACCTTCATCTAACTCCGTATCAATCTCGTTAAATATTGTAGTATATTCTCTAAGATCTGTTATACTATTGTGAGAGCTTAAAGATAAAGTGTTACCTCTAACAAGTCTGTTATCATCAGACATTTGATTCTTTAATGTTACAATATTAAGGTCGTTTATAGTAGATGTATGTAAATTTCTATAAAGTAGGAAATTATTCGGTAAATCTATCTCACTATTTGCTAGATCAACACTAAGTGAGCCATTATAGTAATTAATATAGTCTGTTGATAGCTTATCTTTAACTTGTAGGTTAATTATGTTGCTAATGTTGAAGGAGTTGTCTCTAAACGCATTAGGTGAGATGCCGATTGTGGAAATAGCTGACAATTTACCACCAACTGATGTAAGTTGTAATGCATTTGCTGGTTTTAAAAAGAAAATCTTATTATCATTTAGAAGATACCTAAAGAATTGACTCCCCGTTGGTGTAAAGTTAGTGTTATATAATAATGCCTTCTTAAACTTACATACATTATTGTCAACAACTAGATAATATAGTGCAGTGTTGTCATTATATGAAATAGTGCAGTATTCTTCATCAATAAAAGTAATTTCGAAGTTGTATGTGGGATTATTTGAGATGCCAGCATTGTAATAATAATCAAATTTTGTAGTATCTGAACTAGATAGAGGTAATACTGCAACATACGACTCACCGAAAGCAATATTTGTGATGATACTATTAGATTTTACAATTACATCAGACTGCTTTACATATGTGCTAAGCTTATTTTTTGAGGTGAGATATAAATTACTGTAATTCTTTGTCTGTACATCAGCTATACCTGATAACGCAGCAACAAAATTGAACTTATAGTTACCGTTAAATAAAATTTGTCCTTGCTGTAAACTTACGTCACGCAATTTAATATCTAGAGGGTTAGATATTAAAGATGAAGCGTTATACTGTTTAAGTGGCATATATGTATTTAATTAAATTATAGTGTTTCAGAATTAAAAACAAATTCTATAACACTACCATCACTCGCTGAGAATGTGTATAATAAATCGCGTGATGTATTAATGTAGTTTGTACTAAGAAGATTTAAGTCACCAATTTTAGCATAGTGAGATGGTGAATACACTGTAATTGGTTGAATAAATCTACAAGATGTACTATCCTGATAAGTTACTAGTGTTTGACAACTAATCTTTACTGCGAGTGAGTTGGCTGATGGATAGTATATATGATTATAATCTTTTAATATTGTATAATTTACATTATACAATATTTGATCAAAAATAGATAAATCTCTATAATCAATAAAGAAATTATTGTTATGAAATTCGTCAGCCGTATTATCACCCCATCTAAAACGAACATCTGTAGGTATTCTAGATCTATCGATACCCGAAAGTGATACAGTCAATGAGGTTATATCACTAAAATTGACGTTAGGTAGATAAACATTACTTAGAGACGGATTAGATGAAAGATTTAGAGTGTATGATGTCATAACTTTAAGTAATTATTGAATGAGTAACTTCCACCCTGTATAAATGTACTGAATGAACTTAGAGTGTTGCTTGATGTAAACACGGCTGTTATGTTATTAGATCCAAACTTATAACCATAAGTATAGTCTATAATATCACTAACATTATCTCTGAAGTTTACTGTAAATAAATACGGCAATTTATTCTGATCCTTTAATACATACGAAATGTTAAATATATTCAGGTCAGAGTTATAAGTTAATTGTGGTGTATCAGCTTGCACGTATAATACACCATCTGTTGCAATACTAAAATCATTTGTATAATCAGATATTGTTGTATCTGGGAATATTTGATGTAGCTTAAGTGTATTTAGATCAAGTTTGTTAATAATTGGATACACAAACGCGGTTGAAGTGTTTGGTGTATCGTAAGTAGAAAGCGTAGCAAAGTATACATTATTATTTACCTTGTATCTATTCGAAATTGTATTAAATAAATCATCTCTGTAACGTGTAATTATATTAGATGTCTTTGGATTAATAAATTCACCATCAACTACAGAGATCTTATCACATATTAAGTAATTAGCTGATTGTAAAATAATAGTATCGTATATTAAGTCGAAGTTTATTATACCTGCAGTTAGGTTTTGATATACTGACAGAGGGTATTTACTTTGCATGTAAGACAACTTACTCAGTATATTATCATAATTACCCATAGCATCACCTACAACTACAGAACCTAATAGGCTATTACGTTCAACTATACTGTTAGTTGATATTGTAGTATTAGTTGTGTATGTAGTAACAGCTTTAGGATCAACACTATCTACATAAGCCTTTTCAGTCAGACTGTAGAAACTCTCTGTAGTGTTGTAATTCGTTAAGAATGAACCACCGTCAACATCTATTACACCATTATTTGCAGATACTCTAACAGATTGTGTGAATGTAGCTGATAAAGTAGGAAAGGTTGGTCTTGTATATGGTACAGCTGTATTTACACCTGCTTCGAGAAGAGTACTAAAGTAATATGTGCCAGTTCCAGGGAAGCTAGATAAGTCAGATCGTATAGGATCAGGTAAGCGTCCGGTATCGTTAAGTGTAAAATATGCACCATCACGAATACCAACTGAAGCAGGGTGTAGATACTGTGTATTAATATCTATAACCTCAGTTGGTGATATAAATTCAGTAATATGTTTAAAATCACCAAAGTTTAGTGTGTAATACTGTGATGAGCGGGCAGAAAATCCATTTGTAACAGTAGATAGACCTGAGCGTATAGTTTGAGTATTAAGAATACCTGTTAATGCATAGTTAAAACTCTTATTCTCACCAAAAATATCATCGTAGAACTTGTAACCGTTGAGTTGTAAGTATAAAACTTCCTTTACTTCAGTTAAATTAATATTCTGTCTAAAATTGTTATTATCTTTAAGTAACCCGTATACGTTTCCGTAAATGTCTTCCTTTTCATCGTGAAAATAACCGCTATCAACGATAGATTTGAGATTCTTTGACTTAGAAGAGTTATAACCATAAAAAGATACGCTATCAGCAGGTTGATTCGGCTCGTTACGAGCGTAACCTAATCTAGCATTATTCTTAAACGATTGAGTAAGTGAGAAGAAATCAATAACCTCGATGTTACTCCCGTATTTGTAAGGGTCAGGGAAGTAATAAGGTTTGTTATATTCAAGTGATTCAAGATTTATGGTAAATGTAAACTTACCAGGATCAACAACGACTGGTGTAGTCTTACTAGGTCTAAAGAACCCTATAACACGCTTAGTTACAAAGTTATTAGACGGGGAAGACGCTACAGTAGGGTAGTATCTGTTTAAGAAATTACCAATAGGGTTAGTAGCGGTGAATAACTTTTCAAAAACAATGTTACTACCAATGTATACAGGCACTTCTTCTTCTACAACGACTACATTTGTGTCAATAATAGGTGTTATTATCTCAACACCTAAATCGGTCGTTATGATTGTCGGTGGAGTAATTGGCCCTTGAGCTATAGTAGTTTTAGATTCTTCGTTAATCGACTCTTGATAATCTTTATCATTTACATACACGGGACGACTATAAGAGTCGTACTCAACCATGAAATTATCACCAGTAGCATCAGCAAATATAGCAGGAATACCGTATAGTGTAGCAGTTATATCTATCGGCGTATTTAAAGTGCTTGAAGTAGGTATATTAGGTATTGTTAACTTACCAAAGCTTTCAGATGTATTTTTATCTTGTGTAATCTTTCTATTACCAACTTTCCATACAATTTTTTCAAAGTATAATATTTGATCTGTTAGTTCTAAGCTTAATCTTAAATGTAATGTAGCGAAACCTGTGTTAGTTGGTGGATATTCAACTAATGAACTTATTCGTTGATATTTTTCGTAGTTAGTAGTACTAAAGATATAGTAATTATTGCCTGTAGCAGCATTTCCGTTACTATCTGGCTTATTATTAATAAGACCTAATTGATAGTTGAGAAGTTTAGATGGTTTAAAGCTTTTTGCAGAATAACTTCCATTATTATCATATATAAACAAGCATGTTGGATAAAATCCATAGTAGTTTACTGAAGTATACTTATGAGTAACTTCCTGAACTTGTACCATATTGCTAAGGCTATCAGTATAGGTTACAGGTACAACATTATATTCACTATCACTGTAATTCCATATAATATATTTTAAGCCTTTGTCAATTACACTGATGAATTTAACCTCAACAGGTAAATCATAGCTAAGTACAGGTGTTATATTGAAAGGTGCCGTAGCTAGCACCTCGCTTTGATTACTATCAGCAATACCGAAACAAATATTCGATGTATCTAACAATGGTAGTGTTGGTACCTGAACTTTATACTTTGTTTTATTATTAAAGTATAAAGTTACCTGCGGTACATAGACCAATTGTGATGGTAAAAGTCTATATGTGTAGTTATTACGAGAAATATCTGTAGTTATAGGGGAACCAAAAACACTTGTAACATCTACCGTACCATCACCAAAAGACCATTCAATATAATCAATATCTAAACGGTTGATATTTTTTATTTCATAACCTACAGTTAACGGTAAGCTTGAAACAGAAGATGCAACTGTTGTTACAGCAGGCTGACCATCAGCTAATAAGTAATTTACATCAGTACCTACTGTATAGGTCTGTGATATAGTATCCCAACTAGCTGGAACTGTGTATATTTTGTTAGTAGATGCAACTGTTACTGTAATAGATTCACCAGTATAGCTTACACCGCTGCTATCTATCAGTGTTACATTAACAATATAATTGCCGTCTGCATTGTATGTGTAAATCGTATCAAATTTCGGTATAAGTACACTCTTATCTTCAGCAGTAGTAGTAGTCCAGCTAGGAAAAAAATTAGATACATTATTTATTGAGCTGAGAATACTGCTATATGATGAGCTTGGTAGTGTTATAACTGCAGAATTACCATCACCAAAATCCCAAACAGCTTTAACTAAATCTTTATTATTAGGAAATAAAAATCCAGCACAAAAATTAACTACAGTTGTGTGAGGTATATTATAGTACCTCACTAGAGAGTAGTCTAAAATTGTATTACTTACAACAACATCACTCATTATGTATATTTATAGCCAGAGCTAATATCTCTACAGCATTAGTAAGTGCCATTTAGATAAATATTAAAATTATTATCTATTGCATTATTATAATGTACATTTAAAATGTAACAACTTTACCTGGGAACAGGCGTTACATATATATTACACCCCTAAGGTTAATTATTTTACACGAGTTGGAATGGGCCACCATTACTGTACGGTTGATTAGGTGGTTGCACCGACGGTTCTGTTGACGTAGTTGGTGGTGGTAGAGTAGGTGGGTCACCCTTTACTACATATGGTTTAGGTCTACCTCTTTTAGTTGAATCAGATCCACTACCACCATCCGAGCATGGAGGACAGTCAGTGGTTGGCCCAGTAGGTGGATTAGTGGTTGACCCAGTAGGTGGATTAGTGGTTGACCCAGTAGGTGGATTAGTGGTTGACCCAGTAGGTGACAATGTAGGCTCAGGTGGCGGTGGCGGCGGCGGATCAGGAGGCCCGTCACACTCAGGACAGAGAGTAGTTGATGTAGTTGGATTAGGTGATGTAGTTGGATTAGGCTTACCGCCACAGCATTTATATTTTTTGAGAATAAACTCATTACGACCAGGCCCGACATAAGTTATTGGCTCGGCAGCGACGTCTCCGGACGGGTGGCCAGTATCACCTGTTATAAAATAACTACAACCTGTTACTTTCTTAGTTGGAACATGTATAATATCCATACCATACATTGTAGAGGTATCAATGTCTGGATTACCATTGACAGTGTCTGACAGACAACCAAGTTGAAACTTATGCCTATAGCTAGCGCCAGTTAAATGTGGAGTTACAATAGTTTCGACAGCTGCATTGGGTGATTTACGGAGGTCGATGAATTTATAGTTTGGATCAGTACAAGTAAACGATACTATATCGTCTACGAAATAATCTATTGTTTCACCTTCATTAAGACACTCTATGTTTCTTTTGTCTGTTGTAACCGGTCCAGAACTAAAAAGCAGAATGCTCTTACAACCACAACCACCACCGCCTCCAGGTGGTTTACCACCACCGCCTCCAGGTGGTTTACCACCATCGCCGCCCGGTGGTGGTGTCGGAGGTGGTGGTGGCTCAGGTTTTTTACAAGAAGCTTGACATTCTGCTTTCGTTTTAAACTTACCATCTCTTCTACTTAGACAGTTAAAGTTAACACATGAATACTTACGATCATTAAATACAAATGGAGGTAGTGTAGCTGGAGGAGGTAAAGTAGTGCTAGTAGCTGGAGGTAAAGTAGTTGGAGGTGAAGTAGTGCTAGTACCTGGAGGTAAAGTAGGTGGTGGTGAAGTAGTGCTAGTACCTGGAGGACCTGGAGGTAGTGAAGTAGTGCTAGCAGATGCAGGTAATGTAGTGCTAGTAGCAGATACAGGTAAAGTAGTTGTAAGTACTTTAATAAACTCAGTGTTATATCTAACACTAGTATTTGACTGTACATTAAGAACTGGTACATTGCTAATTACAGGCGTAGCAGATATATAGAAAAAATCTGTACCCATATATTTCTTAGTAAGTTCACGTTTATCATCAAATACATCATCTACTTCTTGTAAAATTCGATCAGTAGTTGATAAGCCTGCAAATACTTTAGATACTAATTCTGTATTACTCTTGAGAAATATATCTTCATTGTAATCTCTATCATACAAACCATAAACGCTCTGATCAGGTTGTTTGTTAAAGTAGCCTGTCTCAGCATCATATAATGGATCAACGTTAACGTTAAGCTTACTCGCTATTGTATCAATATCTGATACAATTGTTTGATTAGCATTATTAGCAAGAAACTCTATTATCCTCTCTTTAATAGAACTTACAAAGCCTTTAGATGAAGCTTTATACTTTTTTCTTATAGGCTCTAGCTTAACCTCTTCACGCTTATCACGGTAATAGTCAGCTATAGATTTAATCTTAGCTGCAATAAATTTTGTAGCTACATCAAGATCATAGGGATCGGAATAATCTATGTTAGATAAAAACTTATTCTCAGCTGCACTATTGTAGTTAAGAGTTAAGTCTTTAACAAATGAACGATAACCTTCTACAATTAAGATATCAGAAGTAGAGGTCTTCTTATTCTTAAAATTATTCCATGTAGTAATATAATGATTATAATAAGTGGTAACGTTATTTGAATTAACTAAGTTAGCAACTGTCTTAATAAACTCTAACAAACTAAACGGACTAGTACCATCCTTAGCAAAACGTCTATCGACATTCACATTTGTAATAGAGAAAGGAACTGGTGGAAACCCTAGTGTGAGCATTAAAGTTATTTAGTTTGTATTGAGAGAAAGCGACTGATATAGTGTATCAAGTATAATTGTATTGTATACATTATCATTAGTACTCGGTGTTACGTTTGTAAGATTCATATCTAACACACCACCAATGTATTTATCATCATATACATTAACAAACGTATAGAACTCATAAAAAGTATCAATATTAGCTGACGTAAAGTTCTGAGGTAATATCAACGGCCATCCCCATGTATTGTTATAGTCTTTTATAAAATACACTCCTTCAGTTAGTATATCATCATTACTCTCAGTTAATAAAGATAAACTCGATTCAGTATCAAGTGTTGGAGACGTAATAACACCCTGTAATGGTTGGTATGTGTTTAGTAAGATGTATTTTCTACTAAATTTTTCATACGCTACAATGTTATCTGTAGGTGACACTACGTATGTGTATGGGTCTATTTTAGTACCGAGATTTCTGCCGTATATGTCGTTTGTTGTTCTACCTAGACTATTAAAATTCTCAGCAAACTTATTCTGAATACCAAACAACTTACTATCCTTTATAGATAGTAAGCTAACTAAGCGTTGTATCTTGTTAGGGAAGTTAGCTAGATTTTGATCGAAAATTGTATTTGAATTATCTAGCATCTGACTCATAGATAATAATCTTATAATTTCAGCCGTGTCAATATTAGTAGTGTTATCAACAAAATTAGATATTCTTTCATTTATCTTCTTACTTAATGCTTCAATATCTGAGTTTGCATCGCCAAATATACTTCCAAGGAAATCACCGAAGAATATTTCCTTATCAAGTAGAGTTTCTTGAAATCTCAAACTCTTATACATTGCCTCACCGTCGAAGTCTTCACCTTTTTTGTAGAGTTTAAAATAATCGTATGGGTATATATCAAATGTATTAGATAAACCATTAAAAGATCCATTAATTGAAGTTCCACTTATTGTTTTAATTGAAGTAGCTATAGCACTTAAAGCAACACCTGTTAGTGGTTCAGTTAAATCACTTGTATATTCGAGGTAGCCTCTAAAATAACCACCAGATGACAGTGCTGTTAATGTACTTTGTAAGCTACTAATAACATATGTCGTTGTGCTTAGTGCATCGCCATTTTTAACTAAGTTAACTTGAATTTGATTAGAACTTAACCCATTTAAGGTGAGTGGGTTAACATTCTTAATAGTATTGTTATTACTATCCTTTAACTTAATAACAAAATGTATTTTTGAGTTATTAAACTTAGTAGTATTGATGTTAAATGTTGAAAGAGGTTCACTATCACCATCAACGCCATTAGACGTAATTGAAAGTTTAGATATGTCACTATTCTCAACTACAGCTCCTGAAAGAGTTACGTTAAGTGGATTATTAATATTACCATACTGTCTACTTAAAACTAAATTAAACTTGTTAGTAGGTAAGTCATCTCGGTAATAGTACGTACCTATACCAGAAAAACCTACGATAATAGAACTATTATCACCCGTAAGTGATTGTTGAAGTGCATTGTTAGTTAATTTTACATATATTGCAGTTAAAGGTAAGCTAATAGAATTAGCTTCTACTAATTCGTAGCTATTACTTGAAGGTATAAAGTTCTTAGTTAATAAAGAGTTGTAACGCTTGAGGTGGTTATACTTATATGGTTCAAATTCTGAGTAGCTAGTTGATTTTGAGCCTGATACTGTATAATTTATTGTTGAATTAGTGTAATAGTATGGTAAGGTTTGAGTTATTTGTATGCTATTAGATAATTTACCACAATTTAATGCTAAGTTAAAAGTGTTTATTTTAAAAGTATCTTCAATATAATCTTTAATGATTACTGTTTTAGATATACTAGCAAGGTTTGCTTGATTAAACTTATCATAAACAAATAATTTTACTGCATAAGCGCCTGGAGTACTGTATATATGTGTAGGTGATAGTGTAGTAGAGCTTTGTGTATCACCAAAATCCCAGACTACACGTACACTTTCACCAAAGCTAGACGGTATAATGGGTACAAACGTCAGTGGTGTAATAGATAGACAGTAAGATGATAACGATGTAGTGTTATTTTGATAGTCTACAACGTTAAAATCCGCATATGTTGAATTTATATTACTCATCTACAACTTCTATAAAGTTAGTTATCGTCTCTGGTGAATTAAAATATGGGAATTTAAAAAATGGTAGTGTAGTATCTTGATTCATAACTACAATATCATCTGTTGCATAAATAGGATTCCAAACAATGAAAGAAATACCTTGGAATGTTACATTTTCTGCAGTATTAACAGTTTTAACAGAACGAACACCCATAACACTTAAGATTTGTGAAGTAAGTGAGCGTATACTGACGTTCTGACCAAGATTGTTATTCTTTAAGTCAAAGAAACTTGTAATAATGCCTGCAACACGATTTTTTAATGTATCTTTTTGTACCTTATTAGATGCCTCACGAACAACAACTAATTTACAACTGTCTGCTATGCTTGGTGTAACGATCTGCTGATTAGTAATGCCAAACTTAAATGTTACATATACAGGATCACGAGGTACTATCTCCATACCTACTACCTTCTTACTTTGAGCCATGTCAACAATAAGATTCTTGAACGATGTTGGTACATAGTTAAGTGTATTGTTGCTTACTATACTAAACTTAGGTACACAGAACACATTAACATTGTTAAAATCACAGCTATCTGCAAAATTAACTTGGTTAATTAATACTCTGTTTACTTTAGTCGGATCAACACTAATATCGTAGAAGTACTTCACATAAGAATCAATAAATTCTTTGTTAGAAGCTACATATACCGATTGAGCTATGTTTGATAGCTCTTTTTCGAAGAAAGATGTAAAGTCTTCTGTTGTTACTAAACGTTGATTAGAAGATACAAATTTTGGAACATTATTTCTTATGTCATCAACCGATTCTGAATTACTTATGAAAGTAGAATCAGTAAGATTGTTAAATGTTATGTCAGCACTAACTGTATTAGTAACAAGAGTTGAGTCTTCAGTTGTTATTTGAGAGTATATTGTTTCAAATAGAGCTGTAGAATATGTAAAGATCTTATTACCATTCAAAGTGTTAGCAGAAATTAATCCATTAACATTATCACTAAGAATATAGTATATAACTACTTCATCACCTTCTTCTAATCGTCTTCCGAAAATACCATTACCAAATTTTACTTCGTAATTGCCATTCTCGTTAATTCTTAAGTCGTATACACGACTACCACTATCAGAAAGATATAGGTTATCAACTTCAAGATATTCTTTATATGTACCGCTGTTTTTTTCTTTTACATATACAGCTATAGTACCGCTAGAGATAAACCTTTCTACTTGTTGGTCTACAATGTTTGTTACAACTATTGGGAGTGTTTCATAATTAATACCCGTAGCTGTATATGTTGGATATTGTTGAACTGTACCTTGATATAGTATAGCGTTGTTATTAAGCGCTTCTAACGATTCAGCATTAGCAGTTGTTTTTGAAAAGTTATAATCTTTTAAGAACGTATATTGTATACCATCGGCTAGGAAGTATGAAAATCGTCTAATGTAGTAATTACCTACTGCTAGACCTGTACCGCCAGTTGCGTTAATTGAACATATAGAAGTTTGTCTGCCAGTAGGCTTATAACCTATCAGGTTTACAATCTTATTCATATTCTCATATAGAGTAGCTTGAGAAAATGTTGATTCTGAGGCAGTATCATTTAGATAGAAAAGAAGAACATGGTACGAATAAGCAATAATGTCAATTATAGAAGATAGATTGCTTCCCTCATAAACCTGATCAGTAAAAAATTCATTCTTACTCAATCTTGAAATGATATAATCTTTCAAAGAGAGAGCGTCAAACGCTACATAAGCGTCTTGCGGTAGTTTATAATCTGTCAGTTGTTCCTTGATCATAGTTAAATATAGCCTTCACTATTTAATATATTCTTAATAGATACCCCATATATATTTAGCTGTGGAACATCTATTTGTAATGTAATTTCATATAGTTGTTCATCTATATTAGGAATAACAGATACTCTCTTTACAACCACTCTCGGTTCATACTTAGATAGATTGTTAAATATGTCGTCTCTAATAAAGAATGCAGTACTCTCATTTATAGGTTCAAATAAATACATTCTCAAATCTAACCCGAACGTAGGGTTGAGAATTTTCTGACC